ATTGCTGCCCAGCCATTAAAACGTTCTGCTTCGTTTGTCATTATCGGGTTTGTATTTTGGTGTGTTGTTTCGATAATCCTTACGGGGGGTTCGTAAGGATATTCGTTATCGAGTAAATTGTTTAAGTCTTTTGTTTTCATTAGAATTGAAGGTCTGAGCGATCAAGTTTTGCTATGACATCCTGTCTGTATGCGGGATCTTCGTCATAGCGAGGATCTGACATAGCTTTAACTAGCTGTGCTTGGCTTTTAAATATATCTCCAGAATTATCAGCGGCTTTTCCTGACAGCATGCGTCCTTCGTAACCATTAGCAGTCTCGTATTTTGATTTAAGTGCATCAACGCCTAGTTGAATTGCAGCTGCATTACCTGTCGCTACTAAATCATCAAAAGCTTTTACTTCATTATCTTTAAGATTCTCTCCAGCCCATTGGATTAACTTCTGATATGCAGATTCTCCTCCAACTGAGTTTTGAATCTTATTAATCTCTGCTGTATTAACATCTACGTCTGTTTGAGCTGGTGGTGCATTCTTTTGTACCTCCATGTAAGCCTGAACTAAATCTTGGCTACTCATTCCTGAGATCTTATCTAGAGTTTCTGGTGATAATTTATTACCGTTAGCAAAGTATTCTTCGTTAGCAGATTCTAATAATGTAACTGCTTCACTTTTCTCAGCTTTAGGTTCTTCTTCTTTTTCCGATTCGTTTTTTACTTCTTCGGTTTCTTGCCCTTCTTGTACGCCATCGTTTTTATCTCCTAATTTTTTTTGAAGTTCTACGTATGCCTTCTCTAAATCTTCGGCATTCTTGTATTTACCAGCAAGTAGTTCACCTTGCTCTTCTACCAACTTCTCCCCAACTTGCAAAGAGTCTTGCTCTTCAGAAGTTAAACCTTCTTGTTGAGGAGTGTCGTTTACTGTTAATGTTTCTGCCATTATTCTTCCATAGGTGGTTGTTCTTCATCCATCATCTGTGGGTTCTTACTTGGGTCCATCAAAGGACTACCAACCATCTGCCCAGCTTGATCAACTAAAGATTGTTGTGCAGCTGCCTGTTGTGCAGCCTGTTGTTCTTCTGCTAATTGTTGTTCAGTCTTAACAAGATTAAGCACATCAATACCTTGTGCAGCAGCTAAACGTTTGATAGCTTCAAGTGGATTAAGGTATTGCATTAATGCTTCTGGTCCTAATGTTTGTGCAATAGTTCCTACGAATGCTGTTAATGATTCTCTATCTTGTCCTCGACCTAGAGCATTAACTCCAGCAACAATTGTTGGACGAACAATATCTTTAGGTAATTTTGGAATCTGATTTGATCTTTGTAAAACTAATAATGTTCTATTGAGATATGGAATAAGAAACTCAATTACAAGTAATGAGAATATTCCGCCAAGCTGTTGTTCAAGTTCTAGTTGAGTGAGGCGTACCTCTTCAGCTGTAACTCTTTCTGCATTCCTTACATTCATAACAAGGAAAGCTTCTAACAATCTTTTCTCAATAGCTGTTGCCATGTTTGCAGCAGTTGAAAAATCAGCAGTCTTTCCTACTTGGATCACTGCCACATCTTCAGGTCTACCTTGAACAATGGCTCCATTTCCAGCCTTTGCAATGGTGGCTGGTTTGGTAGTTGAACTTGGGCTGACTAAAAAGACAACCTTTGAAGCAGCTGCTGCTCCTTCGATTAGTGATTGGCTTAAACCATCAAGTGATTTAAGATCTCCTAAAAATTCTTCTACTCTTCCACGACCATAGTCTTCTCCATCAACTGTATTGAACCGTAAAGGCAACCAGGGACTGGCGTTTTTAGGTGCAGTACTTCTTGTATCAGGAATAATTTTATCAAATGCTTCTTGATGCCATACCCATCTGCCACTAGATTTATCTAGTTTGACGTATGTATATATAGTGACATCATCATTTGTTGTAGAGCTTTCGTCAATGCCAGTATTTGGCTGTGGTTCTGGTAGCTCAATATCCAAAACCTTTCGACTGATAAGTTCCTTTGTAACTATCTCTAAAACGTTACCATCACCATCTCTATTAATGACATATCTAGTTAAAGGAAAAGTCTTAAGTCCATCTTTGCCCATAAAGATCAAGGCATTACCACCAACAATTAAATGTTTTAATGCTTGGTGTACTGCGACTCGATCATTACTGGCAGCTATATAATCCATGATCATCCTCTCCATCTTGGAGAAAGAGAGGTCTAATTCACTTCTTATTGCTGGATCTAATTCTTCTCCTAACTTGTCATCACGTACCTGTAGCTTGAAGAAACTTGTCTGTGGTGGGAGGACAGCCAACATAAGTTTGGCTGCCAACGTCACTACACACTTGGCTCCTACTGATTGCCAAGGTACGGTTAATGATTTGTGGTTTGGTCTTGATGATATATCGTCATCAATTAAATAAGGCAACGTGAGTTCAGAACATTCAACTGCTTTGTCTAGGAACATCTGACGTGAAGTTGAAAGCTGATTATATCTCTCCCGTGCTTTCACTACTGAAGACCTCCATACTGGTTAGTGTTGCCAGTATTAATAGAAGCCTGTGAACCACCTGTTGATGGTGCTGCTTTATCTATTCTTAAATCTTTTGTACTACCCTTCTTACCTTTCTTAGTTCCAAGCCTTGATTGAGCCTGCTGTATAGCAGGGTTAACTGGTTTTACTTCTGCTTCAGGTAACTCATCTGGCAAAGGAGGAGGTGAAGGAGGTACGGGAGCTGGTGGTAATGGGGGTGGTGGTGATGGGGGTTTAGGTCTTGGCCAGCACATGTTAAATTTCGTCCTCCATAATGGATTTTATATATTCGATAACGCTGGATTGTCCAGCACGATACATGATCGTATTGATATCTTCTTTAGGATGGATAGGTTTCCAACCAAAGTTTTCCTCAAGTCTTATAAGTAGCTTGTCTAACCGTTCGTTATGAAGCTTAAGAGTATTGAGGGAGATTGGTGTTTGCATGTTCAAAGAAGGCTGGCATTCTCGCAGCCTTAGTGTCATTAAATTCTGGAGCTTTACCTTCATACATCAAACGATCACTAGCATCGAGCCAAAATTTTTTGCTCAAATATTTATCGTCATGTATTTGATTTAAAGGTTGCATGATCCAGTTAATAGTTGCCTTCCTTAATTTGTCTAAGGAAGGACTTGGTGTAAGATCAAGCTCTGCACATACCAAACTGTTTGTTGCTACATGTATTTGCTCGTCTCTAGATATATCTGCACTGACAGTTCTTAATCCAGCATCACCATTGAATCTAAAAAAAGGAAGCAAGACAAAAAAGATTGCTCTTTCAATTACTAATGCTTTCAATATTGTGTGATCTGGATGTTCTATCCATGCATCGCGTAGGCGTAATGCCTCTGCTTCAGCTTTATCATCTACGCCTATTGCGTTAGCGATATATCCAAGTGCTAAGTCGTGGTTGTCCTCGTCTTTTATGTTTGATTCCAAAAGTTCTCTACTGTTCTGAGGAATCTCAGAGAGTGAATCAGATACAAACGCGCCAACTGGACATTCCATGTTGCGTACAGCGAGAGCACGGTATATCGTTTCTTCTGCGCCATATTTTAATTTTCCTTTAGTAGTCTGGACCGGTGTCCATTTCCTTTTTCTATTTAATAATTTTTCGTAGGGGTTCATTGTTGACAGTCACAACTCATTTCATCAGGTTTGTTGCTCATTATTTCTGCCAAGTAATCATCAACTTCGGATTGGTCAAGAGCTGCGTAAGCATCTGACTTGTCCTGAACGTCACCCATTACTTGTAAAGAATAATAGAGAGACGTTTGTGGACTATTAAGCCACTCGTCTACAAATGCTTCATCGTAAGTCACCATG